GTTTTTTGAAAAGTCATTCTTGGAATGGCCGTTCCATGAATTTCTTTTCCTGTTTAATATGTATGATTATTTTTATATATAAACTTTTGTATATACTAAACTTTATATTATAGTATAACTAAATATACTATTATAAATATCATCAAAAGTATATATGGAGGTATGAAATTGAAATACACAACAAAGCTACAATCCACAGGCGGAACATTATCAACATCAATTCCAAAGATAATACGTGACATTTTGGAATTGGAAAAAGGAGATACTGTTGTTTGGAATGTAGATTTATCAGACAAAAGCATTAGCTTAGAGAAAAAATAATCTGGAAAAATATCTAAGCTAATCAATACTTTTTTTAAAAAACCTCTCTTTTCAGTAAGTATTAAATAACTCTTTTTATAAAATTTTATATTGGTTACTGAAATTTTTATCATCTCGGTAGTAGATCTAATTTTTTTTGTAACCAGATAGTTAGGCAAGAGTGGCCGCTCAATGAACCTAACTGTCCTTTTACAAAACTCCTTATTTTACAACCCCTTGATACTGACAAAATTCATTCATTCTTTTTAACATACCTGCTTTCATATTATCTGTAGGTACGAATGCTAAAAAGACGTCACCATCATGTCCAAACATAAAGTAGATACCATCGACGTTTGTTCCGTCAACAATGTACTCAGTTACTAATGGGTCTGCTGAAAGCACATCCTGCAATGCTTCTGAGTCTTGTTCGAATATCATTTTCTCGCCAGCATCTACTGATTCAATAGGAGTAACGTTTCCGATTTCCTTATTGCTGTTATATTCGTCAATCAGTTTTCCATTGTCGATTTTTATTCCATGTGCAGTGTGAAGATCTTTAACGTCACCTGCTGCAGATACTAGTGTGATTGCTGTTGCTGCAAGTAGTAGTATCAGGAATATTGTCAACATTTTTTTCAGCCTCATATTTTTTTCACTTCCACTTGTTGATTGCTATTTTTTATTTTTGTTTGATTGCTTAATAAATGTTTCTATTCACTTATTATGATGATTGGAGAGTTATTGTTCAAGTATTATCAATGTATTGTATTGTTTTGTTCATAGTGGAAATTGAAAACACATTGCGTTTCATTTTTCACTGTTCACTCGAAATACGTAATACATACTTATCTGTATAATATCATGAAAACAAGTCATCAAACTCATCCTCACTAAGAGGACCATGATTTTCTTTCTCAAGACTTTGCAACCTTTCATCAATATTCTCAAAAATTCGGTCATATTTTTCGATAGTATGATTTTTTTCCTGAATTTCCTTTTCAAGTTTCATGAATTCTTCACTTTTCACAGTAACGCTGCGAATATCCATATTAACAGCAAGGCAACCTACATGTTCAGAGTACTGTTTCTTCAATTCTTCCGGGGTATCAATAAAATAAGCAGAGTCCACTTTATTTTTAGCTTTCCCTTGCATACTATTGATAATATCAATGCTTAAACCATCATTTCGTAAGGTTGTAGCATGATACTTCCTGAGAGTATGACAACGTAACACGCAGAAATTATTGCCTTCAGTAATGCCCAATTCCAAAGCATCATTCAATTCCTCAAACTTCACAGTCACCCAGTTGTAACTCATCTTAAACAATGCGGAAGCCTCTGTCAATGCATCTTGTCTTCCTTGAAGATAGTTTACAACCGCAATGCTTGCTTCAGGAGAACAGAAAGTATAATGAAACTTGCCGGTTTTCCGTCTGGTTAAAGAGAAAGTAGGTATAACATCACTTCTTTCCTGCAGCTCCTTGAGGACTTCTTCAATAGTATCCCTAGTATGGTATTCTTTTGTTGCTTTGATGAAATCTCCAACAGTCAAGGATAATGCATCTATCTTTGACAAACCGCTTGATGCTAAAAATAGTATGAATGCTTTCATGAATGGGTCGGAAATTTCAACTGCATCTTGAAGATCATCTTTTGTTGGTATTCTTATTTCAGAAACTTGCTGAATATTCACTGTTGGCAAATGCAGTATTTCAATGTCATAATGTCTGTAAAAAGTGGTGACTCGTTTCATCATGGTGTTAATGGTTTCTTTGGCGTATCCTTCATCAATCAGGCAGTTTCGGAAATCCATCAACCGGTCCTTGATTGTTCTTCTTTTCCATCGTATTTTTTCTTCCTCTTCCAGGTCTGCTTCTGCTAGTAATTCTTCCAATGTTAACCCGTTGAAAGATTCGTATTTCTGCAGAGCATGTTTGTAAACATTAATGCTTCCTGGTGAGAGGTTGCGTTGTTTACAGAATTTTTTGAATTGAGTTCCCATAGTCATATTTTTTACCTCGCACTCTTTAATGCTTCAGTTAGAGAGAGCATTTGATGAGTAATGTATACAAAAGTATAAGGTTATTCATATATCACCGAAAGAGTAATCAACGAAAAACCTTATACCTTGTAAGTTATAACTATAGCATTCAACACACTTAAAATTTTTCAAAAAAAAATAAGGCCAACCATCGACAATACATCGACAGTTGGCCCACAAAACGAATTACCAAATTTTACTCCCAAGGATTCCACAAAGTGTATACTTCTCATATTTACTCGTAGGAAAAATTTTGTTAAAAGATTTTAGTTTTACATCTTATCTTTCACATTTTCTGCTACTCGACAGATGGAGGAATCCCTGCTCATAGTAAAATTTGGATTTTATAATTCACTGAGCTTGAATTCCAATTCCGCAATATCTTTTTTTACTTTGAAATATTCCTCAGAACAATCAGGAATACTTGCAAGAGTAGGTAATAATTTCTTTTTTTCTTTAATCATTTCCCTTAAAGTATTCTTTTTATGAATTTTTTTGCGGAATTCTATCTCTTCCTGATAATTCATCTCAGGCATCTCCAGTATCATTTACAGCCCAAGCAGGATTAATGTTAGTAACACTAATGACGCTGCTGCAGATTACACTTCCGATAGGTTTTCCTTTTGCGGAAGCTGAAGCGTCCAAGTTAACCCATTTGCCGTTGAGCTTGATTCTACACCATACATGCCCATACTGACCATCACTACATTGTACAACACCACGTACAATTTGTATCTGGTCCTTAGGATACAATTCTTTCAAACTGTAATATTCTACTTGATTCAAATCAACACAGTTACCTTGCATTCTGCGCAATGTTTCACTGTTGGTTTGATGATCTTCATAGTAGTAATCATATCTGAACTCATACATTGCCTTATACAATGTCTTATAGTCAGTGATTTTCACGCCAGTTGCTTTTGAAAGGATTGCAGTAAAACCTGATGAAGTTGATTGTTTAGTGTAGAATACAGCATTTGCAAACCAGCAAGTGTTAGGCATTTTCTTATTGTTTTCACTGTAGAATTTGATGATTTTAGCAAATGCGAAAATTGCCAATCTTACGCTGATTTTTTCTTTGCCCCATACTATATAGTTTGGTGCTTTCACATTTGATTTGAACCAGTCAAGGATTCTATCTGCTACAGTATTGTATTCACTTTTAGTGAAGTTATGATAGATTCCTGTGCCGGAACACTTAGGACAACCTACAAATTGTACTGGAATTTCAACATCTTTACCAGGATTTTTAACAGCTTTTGCTAAAACGTATAAAGTTTCACCTTTATTCAATCCAGAAAGGTATTTTTCTTTCTGATTTTCTTCAACATACTTCTTAATTTTACTGGAATCAGTAACAATATCTTTCCATTTTACAGTTTTTTTACTCATACTATCACGTCAAACCTTTCCAATATTTCCTTTTCTTCAACACCTAACTCATCTATCTTTTTTTGGATTTCTAAGCATTCGCTAATACTGTTGGCATCTTTTAATTGTTGTTTAAGGTTGGTATAAGCAGCTTTTAGCTGCTGTATATCCTGTAACCTTTGGTTATCCATGTTCATAAAAATTCCTCGCTGCATTCGTTATCCAAATAGCAAGTGTTGTTCTTTTGAAGATAACAACACTTGGTTTCATCTTTTGGGCAATGAAGTCTATTTGGACAACCTTGATGTTTTCTTATAACTGCATCTCTTTCTAACATGATGTACATGCTCCATAAAATGGTTGATTTGGATATGTGCTGCTTGGACTGCCTTTTACGAATGTTTGGCAGACATAAGCATAGCAACTATGTGAATCACTTGCAGTATCAATATATACCCTGTGACCTGTAGATTTGGTTCTTACCTGTGCATATACATGACCCGGAACTTGGACATAGTAGAGGTCATAGTATTCGGTTAAACCTGCAGCATCGCAGAGTTGTAAGAACAGTCTTGTTCCGTCACAGCAGTTGCAATGTTTCGTTTGAACTACTTTTTCAGGTGACCTGCAGAAACCACAGTACCTAGTGTAATGAATCTTTTTATCCATCCAGGCACAGATTTTCAAGAGGGCGGATCTACCAATACTGTTACCTACAATTTGAAGTGCAAGTTTTTTTATTGTACTGGAGATATTGCCTTTAATCTTTCTGGTGGTTTTGTTTACCACTTTTTTAGATTTTACTTCTTTTTTTACGGTATCATAGTACATTTTACCGTTTCGAAGTTCATATGCTCTTTTCTTGCTGGATTTTTTGACTTTTTTGTGGACAGTCAATTTTGTGTTACTGTAGCCATGTTCTTTTCCGAATATGCTCCAGTCTCCGTCACAATGAGGATTACTGCATGTGATAGTTCCTTCGGCTGATGAACCTTCCCAGTTTTTGGTTTTTCTGATGTAACCATAATCAGTATGTTCATCACCTGCCCAGAAGATATCCCAAAAGAGAGTTCCTTTTTTACCACACTTTGGACAAACGTTTTTGAATTCAGCTTCATAGAAACTGTATCCATATTTTCCTAATTCTCCTGGTGCTGATGCTCTACCTATGGCTTTGACATATTTTTTGTCAGGGGATTCCCCGTATTTGCTCCAGAACCTTTTGACGTTTTTGTATTTTTTCGCTGTGGTTTTGGTGTCTGCATTGGTATTTTTTGTTTTCTTTACTCCGGATACGTTGATGAGTACTGTTGTTGAACATTCGGTGTACTCTGCATCGCCTCCGAATTGGATTACCATTTCGTAATCCCCTGGGTCATATTTGCAGTTTATTGAACATTGGCCTTTGCTGTTGGTTTTCTTTGTGTATACTTTACCGTTTAGTGTACTGCTTCCATTGTCATTATTGTATAATGTGAAAGTCACTAATTTATTGGATAGTTTGTCATCTTCGGTTGTCAAATTCTTTAAGCTAACTGTCAGTTTTTTACTCTTTGGATATTTGAATGAAATATTGTCCGCTTCAATATAGGTATCAGTGGTAATATCCTTTGTGTTAATACTGTAATTGTCCAATGTGACTTTATTCTCAGACAAATCATGAAGACTTTTCACAGTTTTGACAACCTTTGCAGTGACAAGACCCTCTTGCCCAGGAAGTTTAACATAGACTCTGTCATGAATCTGATAATCATTGAGTAAACCATCACGATAATTGGCAACATCAACATCAACAATGAATTTAGGAGTCTTCTTATCTTTCAGTTTCATTGCAACAGCATTATAGATGGCATACTTGTTTTCATCAGATGTCTCCACCTGACCCATCTTTGGAGTTTCACCAATACTCCTGCCATTACGCAGGTCAGTTCTTGGCCGGATATACTCATAGTCAATACCCTCATGAGTATCCAATTGAATATGAAAACTTCCTTTCTTCTTGTTGAAAGGTGCTTTCCAGTATGCAGTGCCTTTCCAATATTCATAACTCTTGTTATCGCTTTCAGTATTGTCATTTGGTTTCAATGGCCTTGTATAATAATTATCATACAAAGTATATGTTCCCAATATCTGCTCTGCAGATTGGTTAGGGTCTCTTGCAGTACCTGTCCTTTGCACGCATTTATGGTCATCAGTACCAGTAATAGTGACCCTTTCAACAATCATAGGAATTATGTCTCCTTTGGTGACTTCAAGATTCCTCCAATTGGTGACAATTTTCCCCATATCTGCTGTGGATAAACCATTGCTTCCGCTTCCGCTGTCACTTAATTTCAGTACTGGTGAAATTGCTGTGAAGGTATCTGATTCATCACTACTGAATTGGATGTTCTCCACATTATAACCCAGGTCCAATACTTCTTCCCTTGCCTGACTTAATATTGGATTCAATGTTCTACTGTAGAGTACTTTTCCAGTACTGTTATCATAGAATTCAAAATGAGTATCATTTGGCAACAGTACTGTATCATTTATGAGAGTTGGATCATCTCCAATGGTGGCAAGGTATGAATGAGTTTTCCCACCAATGGCAGTTTCCTCTTCAGGATATGTGAAACTTTTGTCATGAATTTTGATGCCGACCTGGTTAACAGTATGCTTGATTTGAATTGCAACATTAGTACGTGCTGCTGTCAAACCTATATCTGCAGCTGTCCATTCAAGGTGTGTTCCATTGTCGGCAACAATAACAGTTCCATCTTTTGTTAACCTGAAGCGTATGCTGCTTAAGTCAATGTTCGGTTCATCAACATGTACTGGTGCGGTAATGTCATCATCCAATGGGTCATCGTCATCATCAACAGGATTGCCTGAATCGTCAATAATACAGTGGCCGATTGAGGGTATGAAGTCATATTCAAAGTATGTTTTCCAGTTTTTGTTCTGACTTACTGGATTGAGGAAATCCAAATAGCGATGAATAGTATTTGAGAGTACATCTTTTTCATATCTGGTGACAAAAACATTGCCTGTTTCCTCTTCTATATATCTCAAGAGATTCATTAAGGACATACTGCCATTGAAAGTTATTTTACTCAAGTAAGCGCTCAAGCAATCTTGCACTATGCCTACGTTGAAATAATCTCCGAACCAGTAATTTAAACTATTCCAGTTTACAGTGACTGCAGTTTCGCCTCTAATTTGACTGGTAGTGAACGCAGCATTCTTTAACTCTGTTTGAGTGAAAAAAGGAGCATAATTCAATTCCACCAACACCTCTTCGGCGGTAAAACTGAATCGGTTTTCATCAAACAAATCCTGCTGTATCTCACTATTCAAGACATACAAACAATCAGTTAAACGTGGTTGTCCTCCAGTGATGAAGATTTTATGCCCAGAAACAAACCATTTCTGAGCATCCAATAATTCTTCAATATTGTAGCTGACATCAATGCTACGGAGGCCTTCTTCAAAAGTTTCCACTACATCAACCAAATCCGGATTTAAGAAAGTCAATATCTTTTCGCTATTGTCCAATACGATTATGTTCATAATATCTACTTCCTTTCAACCCAGGTTACACTTTGAATAACACATCCGCTTTCATTAAACAGGAAGTCATTCTGTATCAAGAACCAATCTGTATTCCAATCTGCAGCATCATTGGTAATATCTAATGTTTCATCATCAGTGTGCAGATAGATCTTCCTGTTCCTGGAGTCAATTTCAACAATGTCACTTGTTGTCCAATTTTTATATGACATTGTGAATTTCTGTCCGGTGAATTGTTCGGTGATTTCCAGGTCATCACTTGTTGGGGTACATGTGATTATTGGGTTCACTTTCGCAAGACCGGCAACTCTTCCAGCTTTTCCTGTTGTAATGTCATCTTTGGTGTATGCTGTACCGGATTCTACAGTTAATTTTGCTTTACAGGAATATGATGCTCCGTTTGCTTCAGCTTCAATAGGGTCTTCCATGATGTAATTCCAATAAATGCCTGGGTAATGTGAAAACTCTACTCTTTTTGCTATTGGCCTGTATAATCTGTCACGTTCAGTTACCAACAGTTCGGTGACATCCTGCAATGTTGCTGTGGATTCTTCAATGGTGCATTCATCTATGTCAAATTCTACTGTGATTTCCTTTTCACGTATGTTCATTCTGAATGCATCATTTGTATCTGTTCCGTCAATTTGCAAGCGTTTAGTACTTGTCTTGATACCTTCAGGAATGTTAACATCTTGCAGGAAGACATTGAAACCTGCCATGTTTTCTCCTTCGATGAACCAATCAACCTTATACTTTTCATAGAAAATGTAGTATGGAATTACTTCAACTTTCTCAATTGTGACATTGTTGGCTACACCGGAAATGTTGGATATGCTTAATTCCAATTCAAAATCGTTCAAATCCTTTAATTCGGATATGTTGAATCCCCATCTGTCAGTTGCTCCTCCGATTGAGTGTACTGAATCGGTATTGTATAAGATTACACTTCTTTCACCACTTCCGCCTTCAGGTTTCTTCAAACTTGCAGACAGTATGCTATTCTCATCAATATTGGCATGTACTCTGACTTCAACACCTCTTATCGCAAGATTGGTGTTTTCTTTGAAGATATCTGAAAGGCCTAACTTATAGAAGATGAGATTGTTCATATTGTTGTTCGCAGGGATGACTAATGATGCAATGTCCTCTTCACTGTCACTGATGATATCTTGAATTGGTACTGGGAAGATTACTTGATCACCATCGTCTCTGCTTGACTCAATACATTGCAAGTTTCCGAATTCGGCTTCGAAGTAATTACAGGTTGTTGTATCATAGTTTCCAGTCAAGATAATGTACACTGGATATTCATGATGATAAGTGAAGTCAACAGATTCATTTTCAAATTGATTGAATACAGTGATTCCATCAGACCAGTTACGGCAAGCATTAAAGATTGTTGATAGATTCAGTGTTGCAGGTATGCTATTGACTACTCCGAGACGGAAGTTTCGGTAATAATCAACAAAATACGGGATATTGGCAGCGAGACAGGTTATCCTCATATCTGCCTGCACAGTGTAATTCTTTTTGTCTCCCATCCTGTCATCTTCTTCATCAGTTAACTTCAAGACAGTAAACCTTGGAGCAACATAACCCTCAGGCACTACTTTGACTATCAATGAATGTGTTTCAGGCACTTCAAGTGTGTTATGGGTTATATCAATGTTTACAATACCAGTAACTGCAGTCTTTGCGGTTAACTCACAATAACCTGTTTCATCAAAGAGCCTTGTTGGAATCTCATATACTCCACCAGCACTAACACTGTAATAGCTGTCACCTGTCTTGATTTTCAATGCTTTATCTGTTACCAGGTAGAATGTTGTTCCAAGCATGCTGACTGGTATCTGCACAGGCAATGTAAAGTCACTGTTCTGTACCGCATAAACCACTTTCTCCGATGGAACTTCAGTATCTGGAATGATTGGTGTTGCTTGTCCTAATACATTGACAGTAACATTCTTTGAATTATTAGTGTATTTTTCTTGGATTGTTATTGTCTTATTACCCGTAGTTGAGATGGTACAGGACAAGGCAAGTTTTGTTGAACCGGCATTGACTTTCTTGTTGACTGTGACTGTCTTATTTTTACCCGTAGATGCATCATAAACAGTCATTGTCTCTTGTACTGTTCCAGTTTTGAATGTGTACGGCTTCCATTGATAGACAGTTTCGCTTATTTGGTTGAATGTGTCACTTGTTAAACCGTTTAGTGTTAGTGTTGCTCCGGTCGGTACAGTTATCTCTACCGTTGGCGTGTAATCCATCAAATCAGGATTGTTACAAACAGCTTCAAGGTTGAATGGTACAGTCTGCACATATTCCCCAGTATCTGAAGAAGGTACAAGGTCAACAGTATAGGTAGGAGTCTTGTAATTCACTACAATTGATACATTATTGATGAAGATGTATCCTTCATTACTGCTTGTATTTTTTGGGAATCTGAATTCAACACCGAAACTGTCCTTGTTTACAGTACCTCTTGAAGGCATCTGGTAATTTGTACTGTCATAGGTTATTGTCCTTGTCCTCCATTCTGTAACTGGAGTAACACCTTTTACATCAGTGTCTCCCATTTGGCCGGCAACATTTTTGAGCATGACTGTTGGAGCTGCGACTTTGATTTGTTTTCCTGTCACATGAGGAGCTAATCTGTATGAGTAGATTACTTTTATTGATGTAATCTCTGCTCCCTCTGGAATGTTGAAGTTGAAGCCCAATAAATCTAATGTTTCAGCGTATGGATATGAACCATTGGATGCAGAGAGTTTGTTACATTGAGCGTAGTTCTGGTCTAAACTTGTTGATGCGGTTTTCAAATTGTTTAAGTTTATCCAGTGACGTCTATTCGCTGCAGGGTATGGCTGTTGAAAACTTTGAGGGTATTTCTTTTGTTGTCCTTGGGTGGCCATTTTTCACCTCAGTATTTTTTTTATGATCATAAAAATTTGGGTGTTTGTATAAAGTCATGATGTGGTGGTGGGAACATGGTAGGTTCTTAAAACAGAAACTACCACATTTTAGCATTCCTTCAAAGATGCTAATATCTTTTGAAGTCTTGTGTTTTCATTATGCAACTTGTTCAATAAAGCAGTAACTTCTTCAATATTAAAGTTATCATAATTCTCCTTGCTTATTTTATCATAGATACACCAATAACCAGTTAAATCTGATTTAAAGCAAGTGTATCGTTCTTCGTTAGTCATATTACTCCAATAGTATTCTTAAATCTTTGAATAAAGATGTTTGAGTACAATTGAACCTTACTCTGAACCTTGTTGCATCACTTGGAACATCAATTGACATTGTTAATAATGAGCCAGTTCTTGTTGCATCTGCACTAATCCAAGTTCCATTTTGTTGATAGTAGATTGTAGCAGTTACATCTGATGGTGCTACATCGACTTTTACTGTTACTTTTTTATTAGTGAAATCGGATAATGTCCAAGCATTATTACTGGTGGTGTCTATCATGAAGTATTTGTTTGATGAACCAACCTCAAATTTGAGTCTTCCGTTTGAAATGGACATACTGTTTCCGACTGATGTATCAAAATTATATTTTTGTATGTCGGTGCTTGATGTTGCTTTTTCTACGAAGAAACAGTCTTCAATAATGTAGGGTTCTGACTGGACACTACCACAAACAGCCACAAACTGCTTTAACCCAGCACCACTACCAGTATAAGTACCAGTACATGAACCATGCGAACCAGTACAAACAGATGCCGGATTAGTGATAATACTCATGTTCTTAACAATAAAACCATAACCAGACCCACTACACCTTAAAGTCAAATACAAATCATCATAACCGGAAGCACTGCTGTAATCCTGAGTGGTTGTATCTGCTAATGTTCCATTAATATAGATTTTCTGTTGAGTTGGAGTCCATTCCATCTTTACATGAGTCCAGTCACCAAAAGTATAACCGGAAGGCAACGAAAATGAATCATCACAGAGAGTACCACCACTTGACATTATCCAAAAATTCTCATAGTAACCATCGCCACCGACTTTATAGAAAATCTGCCCACTTACACAGGCACTGCTCCCTGAAAGTGGTTTACAATCGAATTCAATAATATGAGAATCGTTTTTAATATCAATTGACCGGTTTAAATATACATCATTGGTTGTAGTTTCACCAGTGGAAGCATCTAATGTTGCTCCATTGCTTGTAACTGTTAATCCATCGTAATCTTCATCAATCACTAACCATTCACTGGCACTGCTTGTCATCTTGTTTTGATAAATACTATTGGATTTGTAAACTGTTATAGTGTCATCAATCAACTTACCACTTTGAACTGCAACAGCTCCAATTCCCACAGTATCTGAAGTTTGGCAGAGGTCTTTTCCCGCATACAGAAAGATTCCATTTTGACAAGTACCCTGTTCAATCTCTAAAATCTTATCTGCTAATGTAAGGCCACCATCACTAAAACTGGCACTAACCCCCATTGTTTCAAGATTGGTAGCCATTCGTTCGCCTAATGCCTGTATTTTTTGGTAATGTGTTGTCATACTATCTTCTCCTTATGATGTGAGCCAGTCATCAGCATCACCAATAATCTCTTCAATGTAATCATAAACAGCATCACCGGACGGGGCATGAGTGGTATCTCCATTTGTAACTTCCTGAACAATACTTGCACCTCCACCGCCTGCTCCGAGTGTTGTCAGAGTTCCTGAAACCATTCCTTTTATTGAAGTCATGTTGGCTTCCATGATGATATGCCATTTGTTAGTATTCATATCATGAATGTCAGATTGATTTTCGGGAGTGTCATTGTACATTACAACAAATTTTGTCTGAGTCAGGTCTTTTGTCAAATACACTTCAGATGATCCATCCATTAAAGGCGGTGAAATCAATCCCATAAACCAACTGTAATGTTTGTTGTCATCACAATCCCAATTAGAAGTGCTGCCATGATAAGCGTTATCCAAGAGGCCTAACATATAGTATTTATCACCATTAATGTAACCAACACTTGAAGATAACCTTGTAAATGGGAAAATACCGTTTCCGTCAATTTCAAATCCTTGTCCTCCGATGGTAACTCCGCCGAAACTGTCGGTCATTAGGTTGTTGTTCCAACCTGTGGCAACTGCAAAGTCTCTCCATGTGCCGTTTAATTCGCCCCAACTGGCGTTGGCATATTTTGCTCCGATGTAATGCTTACTGCTGTCAGTTACGTCAGAATAATCGTAATAGTTTGTATCCATATATACAATCCAATTATCCTCATCATCAAGCCATGCAGGACATCTCCAGACATTAATGCCCATAATGTCATTATAACCTAGTGCAGCTTCCCCGGGATATGTGCCTGAAGCTTGAATTTGTATACCAAAACTGGTATTGTACATATCGGTCTTGACAAAGCGGTCATGGTCATAATCATAGTATGCATTAGACATTATCCAGTATTCCACATGTTGAACGCCGTCTATTGTTTTTGTTATCATTGCGAAGTTAAACTTTGAAATATTTGTCTGGCCAAAGCCCAACTTATCAATCAATAAGGAGTCAATAGTCTCCTTATTGTATACATTCATCAAATTAATGTTTTCAGTCATTTATTTCACCTATTGTATCGTATATGATTCGGTAATTGCTTGTATCATATTCAAGGTCGCAGATTGCACCTGCTAATGTTGTCAGGTCATCATCGTAGAGTAAAGCATTTGCAGATTCGAAAGTGTCATATATGATTTTACCATCATCATAATCCAAACCAACAATCACCCCGTTCAAGTCATCCATTGTAGTTATTTCTTCAGGGGAAATGCTAGTGTATCTTATCTGATTGTTGTTGAAAGTCAAGTTCTTAACGAAATTGTCTTCAATTAAGGTCATTACATCTGCAACGCTGTATCCTTCCATAGTACCTGTGGACATTCTGAAAACTGCTACGATGACATCGTCAATAGTTTCATTATGAACTACAAGGTCGCAATCTGATTTCGCAAAATCTGATACAATATGAGGTTCGAGGAGGAAACCTCCTCCTCTTAAAGATTCTGGAATTACATTTACATGTTCTACCATTTTTTATACTCCTCTTGCCCTTGATGATCTACTGCTTCTCTTGTTTTTCACATGAGCATCTACAGTTTGGAATTCATCACTGCCTACAACTTTGTCAAGTACCTCTTTTGATGTTAATACTCTGATGAGAGTTTCTGTATCAATATGTGCAGGTACGTTTTCCAAGTTGAGGTTCAGATTTAATGTGCCTTCAGTTTTACTGGTTGATTTTCCAGTGTTGATGTTGAATGCTTCACCAGTTAAGGCGTCTATTGCAGTTTCTCCACCGGCTGCATCACTACCTGCAAAACCAACGAGTGAAGCTGCAGAGGACAATCCCTCACTGACTTTGCTTTTGATACTGTCAACAAGGCCGACAACTTTGTCATATGCTTGTTTGAATGGACTGGTAATTGCAGACACTACTCCACCTAACGCAGATGAGATTTGACCAGGCAATCCTGCAAGAGTATTGTATACTCCAGTGACAACATCAGATGCTTTTTGTCTGGCATTGGATACCCATTGCACACCTGCAGAGATAATCCTTGATACAACCGCAATCAGATATGAATAGGCTCTTGACGGCAATTTGCTTAACCATTGAACAACACCGTTCAAGAAGTTTCTACCTGCACGTACACCATACTGCAAGAGCTGTCCTCCAAACTTCAAGATTAACTGTATAACCATATTGCATACATTCATGTAAGCATTCCATACCAAAGTCAGTACAGTCATAACCAGTGTTGGAAGATCCATCTGCCCGTTCTTGAATTGGTTGATTGCATCGATAATACCAGTGATGAGATTCACAATGTTGCTTATGATTGGTCCGATAAAGCTCATGATTGCTGTCCATATTTCAACGAATACATCCCAGACCATTCTTAATGCAGGAACGATTCCGGGACTGCAGCCTAACAGTATACATACAATAGGTTTCAATGCTTCATAGATTGCTTGACCTATTGGAAGAGCGAAGTTATACAATGCTTGCAATACTGTAATAACTGTCATTATAGGTGCTTTGAGTGCATCCCATGCTGCACCGATTCCATCAATGATTGCTCTGACTATATCCCAGTTGCTGCCTGTGGAAATTCCAAAGAATGCGAGTACTTGTTGACCTACCCATGTGATAGCTCCACCTAACCATGACAAAGCACTTCCTATTGCAGAGATTACTGCTTGCACGTCAGGGTGATTGATGAATGCTTCCCAAAGTCTGCGTAAACCGTCACCGATTGCTGCTATCATACTGCTTGCGTCAGACCACCATCCGAAAGCTTTTCCTACTTCATAGATGGCTGCTATTACTAAGCCTATTGCTGCAACAACTGCGACGAGAGGCCAACTGAACGCTGCAATGAATGCCCCGATTGGTGCGAGTATGGAAACCAGTATTGCCTCCAAACCTCCCATGGCTGCGATTACTACTCCGATTGCAACTGCGATAGCTGCAATTGCAATTCCTATCTGCGCCCATTCAGGGAGATTGCTCCAGACATTCTGCAATGTTGCGACAAATCCTTTGATGTTTTCCACTATTCCTGATAACCAGGATACAATGTTAACAATGATTGGCGTTAATGGAACTAATATTGATTCAAGCAGATTGCCTAATGTGATGCTCAGTACTTTCCATGCATCATCGAGGTTATCAACACTCTTTGCTAATTCATCGTAATGCTGTTCTTTTAAAGCTTTGTTCATTGCTTTTAAAAGGCCAGTTTTATCGTTGAGGTCACCGCTCCAACCGTTTTTCATGAGGTCTTCTTGACTGATACCTATTTCTTTTAATCTTCTGAATTCCCCATCCATTGCATCAGACATTGCAAGCATGGAATCTTCAGCTGAACGGCCGTTTCTTTGCATTGCATCAGTGAATATTGCTGTTGTTTCAGTGAGTTCTGTTAATGCAGTTTTCGGCAATCCTAACCTGAATGCCATGTCCTCTGCTTGTTGACCTACAACATCCATGTCTATTTTTTTGTATGTTCCCTGAAGATCATCAAGGCTTTTCTGGAATGTGTCAACTTCAGCTGCGGACATCTTGAGTCTGCCGGCGAATGCTTGAATACTTGACCTTGCATTGAGGCTTGCTTTTGTATTTTCTACAACACTGTTTAACAGGTCATATCCAATCATTCCTGCAGTCATACTTGCAGCATTTTTCAGGAATCCCAAACCACCTGCACCTCCAGCTTCTCTTGCAGCAGTTTGTAAACTTTTCAGTTTGGCTCTTACCCCATCAATACTTGCTTTAGCACTACTTCCAAAACTTCTTATTTTTGTTGTTAATTCTGTGAATTTTGATTTTAAGCCGTTAGTAACCGAGGTTATCTTTTCCATTGCAAGTTTCGCAGTATTGCCGTTAGTGATTAACTGGCCAAAACTGGTTGCAACATTACTGATGGCACTTTTGATTTCACCAACTTTGTTACTGCTATTGATAAACTGATTGAATTTCTCTCTTGCTCTGTCCACATGTTCCTGTATTCTTCCAAATGCAGTGTGTACTGAGGATGATGCACTGGAAATTCCTTGCATTACTGTTTTTCCAACGTTACCTAATTTGTTCAAAGCGTTTTCTGCTTTTTTGGCAACTTTGGATACTTCTTCTTCAGCTTCAATGAGTATTTTTATCACTTGCTTTGATGGCACAAAATTCACCTCCTATAATCATGAATTTTTAAGGGTTATTTCTTCTCTTTGTACATCTCTTCATGTAGTTTGATTCTTCCTTTTGTGATGAAGATTTCCTGCACTATAGTTAAGTCTTGAATACTTGGCGCTAAATGGTAACCGCAGTAATCAAGCCAGATGATACTCCAACTTTCATTCTTCTTCAGGAAAGTTGTCAACATCACTTTCTACATCTTCATCTTCCATGTGAGAGATCTCTTTTACATGTTCCAATATTTCGTAGAACACATCAGGAATCATGTTTGCAACATCTTGTTCTGTAAATTTGTCAGGGTTGCCGTCATTGTCCAATCCCCAACATACAGTTTTGATGTCTGCTTTGTTATCTGCAACTGTAATCTTCTCAAGGTTCATTTTTGCCTGAGCTTCAATTTGGGATTTCACTCTTTTTTTTGATGACAATCCCTTTTGATTTGCAGTGTAATCTCCTAATGCTTTGTTCTTCATTTCTGAAATTTGGTGTATTTCTCCAATTGTTAATGGGCGGATATTGATTGTATCTTCAGCTGATTCCAATCTGATTTCCTGATAGGTTTTAGCTCCCATTATTATATCTGATTTCCTTAATACCATGTGCTACCAATCCTTTAAAAAAAAATTCCCCCAGTAAAACTCTCAAGGAAGGAGATTGTGAACATCTCCTCCTAATGGTGAGTTTAGTACTGGGGCATCTACTCCTTTGCTTCAATTTTTTCTTGATAGTTTACGAGCTTGACATACATGTCTGTTGTTACTTCGGTTTCTCCATCTGCAAGAGTTACTTCTCCGCTGCCAAGAGTGTCAAGAGTCATTGTGACTTCAACTGCATCTGCACCGCTCATATCGTACTCTACCCTTAATGTACATTTTGGGAAGAGTATTGTGCAGCCTATGTCTGAATCTTCACATAATGCGATGTCAATTTGGAATGGTTGCTGTAAGATTTTACATGCTGAAGGTTCTAATGCACCTACTTGACCATATTCTGCATCGAGTATGCTTCTGATTGTATCTGCAGTTAATGTTGTAGTAACACTTATGCTGTTTTCTCTTTTTCCTGCTTGAGCAGTTTTCTGAGGACCTCTTGAACCAAAACCGATTGTCTTGTCAACATCAAAATTGTTCTTTCCTTCATAGGACATTGCAGTAGCAACGCCGTCAAGTAATTTTGGAACAGTTTCACTGCTGACTACTGTTGTTCCAAGATATAATGTAATATCATAGAACATCAGGAATATTTCTTCATCAAGTTCATCAGGCCTAGTGAATGTTTCACCAGATGAACCGATAATTCCTGCCTTTTCAGTTTTGTAGATCCAATCAGCAGAAACACTTACACTATCATTTGAAGCTTCAAGTTTTAATCCATCGATAAGCATTCCGTAGATGTATTTCTTCAGCATATCGTATACTGCAATACCTCTGAATGATGGTAAGTTTTTACCTTCGCCACCGTAGTATTCATGAGTATTGACCTCATCTTCACCGGCAGTGTAAACGTAATTGTCCAAGAATCCTAAGAAGTACCATGCTAACTTTTCCAGGTCAGCGTCTGCTTGTGTACTTCCTGTCGGTTTGAGAATTCCTGCTCTTGCTCTCTTGTTCATCCTTGATGTACCAGACTTTGTGACTGGTTCATCTCCTAATTTGAAACTGACGCTGTCTGCATCACTCCACCAATCCGGAGCGAAAGCAGATTTTTGTACAATTTCACCGTATGAATCTTCTACTTCGATTCCAAATCCTCTATCTACCATAATAATCACTTATTCCTGGTTTACTTCATACATGTCAACCAGTTCACGTAATAGTTAATCCTAATTCGTATACTTGTAGCAACAGCTTCTTCTCCCTTGTCTTGAATTTCAACAGTACCTACTGGGTATATTGCTTCTATAGTAGGTTTCAAGACGGGAACGCTATGACCGTCTTTATCTTTTCTGGTGAAATTTTTAGCGATAGATGCTGCTACTCTGCCTGCAAGATTTTTCCCTTTGATTTCAGATTGCTCAATATCTTCATCATCAAAGACAATGCAGATAAATTCGAAAGGTGTTTGTAACTCTATCTTTGCGGATAGTGTTCCGTCGATTACTGGTGTTGTTTCATGTTCGAATAATCCAATGCAAGGTTCTTCAATTTCATCATCGAACCTGTAACTTGGAATGAATGTGTTAACATCTTCCAGTAAACCATCCTGAACCATTTCTGCAGTGATGCAATCTTTCATCAACTGAGTTACTTTAGCAGGACCATTAATAATATTCATCATTCTAAAGTCCTCCTTGCAGCGATTACAGCAAGTTTACTCACTGATTTTGCAATATCATTTGCTCCTCTTTCAACAAAATGTTGACCAGGTTGACCCCTTACGCTTCTGGCGAATACTTCATCCCCTGCGAAAGGAATTCCACCAACCCAAAAGTGCAGCATTTTAGCATGAATGGGAACAATTGGTGTGCCTCTTCCGTAGATTCCAGTACCCTCATTCACATATGGCAAGTAATGCATCCTGTTAGTGATTGTTCTACTGTTTTCTGTTTTATCAGAAAGCATGTAGGATTTCTTACCTCTGCCAGTGAATCCTCTAGGTGTTACTGCTTCCATTTGCAGTACTCCATCGTTGGCCACTAAATCTAACAATTCTTTTTTGAACCTTTCCGCTTTGGGTGTGAGTACTATTTCGTTTAAGACTTTGATTTTGACTTTCACCAAACAGATCATCTCCCCAATTATATCTTAAAAACAGAAACCCGAGATGATTTCTTGAAAGGTTTCAAATCTTCTTTGAGGTCATCAGTGAATATTTCACTTGAAAAAATAGTCATTGAATAATCATTGACTTTCTTGATTGGATTCTCTTTCCTTGAGTATCTGAAAGCAATGATGTTAGCTACAAGCCTTATGCACACATTTTTAACCGCAATGGGAACTTGAACCTCAATAGTAGTGCCGGTTTCGACATCTACTATTGGATTCCAATTCCTCTTACAGTAACCGTTGATGAGGCCTTCAGCTTGTGAAATCCATTCTTCAATAACATCTTCAAAAGGGTCATCTGTATCGCCTTCTTTCTTTTTGAATTGATTACCAAGTCTGTTTGGTTTTACACCAGACATTTTTATGACATCTTCAACTGTACAGTAAGACATTGTATCAACCTTTAAAAATTTAATTTATCCATCTTATCCATCAGGGACTTTCATTTCCTGAACCAGGTTCTTCAGAATTAGTTGCTGCTGTCATTTGAATTGCAAGAGAATCTGTTTCTGCAGTGACTTCAAGGTCTTCTGCACCTGTGTAATCCTCATATCCCTCACATGTTGCAGTAACTATATAAGTTCCTAATGGCACGTTACTGAGTGTACAACCCCCTGCGCTACCGGATGTTCCTGTGAATGTTTTAGTATCATCAGTTTTGTCAGTTAAAACAACGGCTGCTCCTTGAATTGGAGTTGTTCCGTCGCTAGTGACTGTTGCTGATATGTTCACAGTGGCAGGTGTAACTGCTACTAAAGTAACGGTGAATGCTGTGTGTGTACTGTCAACAGATAATGATTCTGTCTTGGAAGTGTAACCATCTTTAGAGATGGTTGCGGATACAGTACCTTCAGTTACACCTGTAAAGCTTGCTACACCTGAATCATTAGTAGTTTTTGTGGTTTCACCAATCACAACGCTTGCGCCTGCAATTGGATCTTCCCCATCATCTACTGTGATTGTAATATCTCTGGTGGCAGGGTCTATGACTCCTTTACTGTACCACATGCAATAGCATCACTAAATGCGTAGTTAATATCTGCGTAGATAGTAGATGCAATATCCCATTGGTTGGCTCTGAGTACAAATTGAGCTTCAACTTCAATGTTGTCAGGGTCAGCTAACCATTGGATGTTTTCCTTGGTGGCTATAATGAAAGGCTTCTTGGTGAATGTGTTCTTAGGTACGCTGAAAGCAGGTACGGTAATGAAAACAACATCTTCAATTACTAAGTCACCGTTACTGGTTACTTCGTAAATGTCACCAAATTTGTCATGGTTGTCAGCAAGGTATCTTCTGAGTGTTCTGCTGATTAATGCGGGAACGAACATGACAACATTTCCTGGTTCTTTGTACTTGTCAGGGAATGCATCAATGATGGCTCTGACCTTTGCCAATATGGATGTGGAACTTGAAGTTAAGTCAATTTCCAGGTTATCGGTTGCAGCACTGTCATCATCAATCTTCTTGAGGATACCATCAATTACCTTGTAACCGGAAGCGATAGTCTCAGTGGAATCAGTGTCACCGTAGATGAGGATTCTTTCTAAAGCTCTACCGTTAGCTTCACCGAACTTTTGAGTTAAGGTGTTCATGAATCCTTTGCCTTCAATGTTTTCCTTCAATGCTGTTTTGTGGATACCAGTTAAGGCTCTTAATTCTTCAGCACTGAATGTCCTGTTTGCGAAGTTAGGGTCTTGCATGGTAGATAAGGTTTGAGGACTTCCTGAAATCCTACCTGCATAGAGTTCTAATTCATAGGACATGGTGTCTAATTCCCTCTTATGATTTGTAGAGGTAATCATCTTTGTTCTGTCCAAGAATACAGTAGCTTCAGACATAGCTTGGAGGAACTTGTCTGCCTTTTCTGCTTGGACAACACCGTTTCCGAGTTTTCCACTACCTGAACCAATGTCTACAAACTTGGTTACAAACTTTTCACCAGCAAGGACTTTCTCCTTGACTTCTTTTTCAACTAATTGCATTGACATAAAAATCACTTTTTAATTCTTTTTTGGTTTGAGAAATAAATTTGAATAGATCTACCAGGTCATACCGTTAGTGTTCCTACCTGCTCTTTCGACAAGTGACTTGTCTGTTGAAGTGGTAGATACTAGGTCTGGGTCTATGCTTTTAGATTTTACAACTACTTCTTCTTCGTCGACAGTTTCGTCTTCTTCAGTTGTAGCTGTTTCTTCTTCAGTTGCTTCTTCGGAAGTTTCACCTTCAGCTTCACCTTCGGCTTCTCCTTCAGATTTAGTTACTGCACCAGGAGCAGTTTCACTTTCTTCTTCAGATTTAGCTGCGGATTCAAGCTTTGCAATTCTTGCTTCAAGTTTTTCAATCCTTGCTTCCAAATCAGATTTCTCTTCAGGAGGCTTTGGTGGTTCTTCAGGTACTTCCTCAGCCTTTGCTACGGTTCTACCCAGTAATCTTTCAAAGAAACTTACAGGTGCTTGAACCATAGGTTCTTCGGTTGGTTGGTTTTCATTTACCATACTTTCACCTTCATTGATTTCAATTGATTTTTTAACGTATTCTTCATCATCAAGGTATACTTCAAAATGGCAGCATGGATGTGAAGGTTCATCAACGATTGAAATAGATGATGGTGTCCATTCATCAATATCATCAAATTTTAAACCCATCTCAATGTAACCCCCTATCCATTTCATCAACTGTTTTGACTGGAGCGCCTAATATACTGAAGCCAGTGTATTTTCCATCAGCGATTGCTTGCTGTATATCCGGATTCAATACTTCAATACTGCCAAACAGTGTTCCCTTTGGAAGAAGACTGCCTTTCCATTCCATAGGAGCGTCAGTTACATACAGTTCTAATGGTTTGCCAACATTCATCAAAGAATGCTGCACATCTATTAACACGCCATTTCTGGAGATGATCAAGAATGCTTTTCTAATTGTTTCTTCGTCCAACACATCACCGGCACTATCTGGAATGTCAGGTACTAGGATTGGACCTTTAACAATCATAATTAATCACCCCATTTGGGATTAATAAGCGTTTAAAAAAAGGTTTTCGTATAAAATTTGCGAGGTAAAGGAAGAGGAGGCGTGATTATCAAATCAAACAAAGACAGCTATTCCCATAATAAAGGAGGTCGACTGAAAATCATATCAGGAATCTGAACAGAAATTTGCACTTTAGGAACTCATTCAATAACATCGAAATTCAAACATCGGATAAAAAATTTAGTTTTTCCTCCTCTTCAATATATAAGGTGGAAAAATAGAAAATTCAACTATCTTAATTTGAATCTGCTCCTTATACTTGAACCGACATCGGACAGTTTACTTCGAACACTGCTTGCAGTATCTGAAACTTTGCTCCCCACATTTGAAAGAGCATCTTGAATCTTGACGGAAATTGTCCTTGTATCTTGATTTAAATAACTGCTAGGTGGTGCTTGGAAAACTGTCTGCTTTAATCCTTCAGGTTTGCGGTTGGTATATCGCAGCCAACATCTGCAATTCGCAACATTTTCAGCTCCCCCGTTCAAGTCACCAGGATAGTATAATTCTTTCCTGCCACGTGGACCATTAATGATGAAAGGTTCATCAATAGGAACTGGGTCAATGTATCTTGCAATGTGCCATTCCCTAGTTCCACTTTTACTATGGCCGTTCTTCCATACTTTGTATTGATACCCTTCTTCTACGGCTCTGATGAAACTGATGTTGCATTCCTGACTGTGAACAGCATCTTTGATGATGTTCCTTGTCCTTGCTTTACCATGAGTTTTAACATAATCCATTGCCTGTTGCCTTGCTTGCTCTGGTGAAGCTCCACCTTCTAAAGCCATACCCTCAATGACAACAACCTTGTCAGTTACTCTTCCTGCTTCAATAGACAATCGATTCTTCATGAATTGAGTATACTGTTGGGTATGCTCTTCAACAACCTTGTCAATGAATTTAGATTCTTTGCGATGAATCCTCATTCTCTCTTTTGTGAGTAATTCATCCATTGCATCTTCAACAACTGCATCAAAATTGTTGTCTCTTTGAATCCTCTTGATGTCACTTCTGTTTTGGAAGTCACCGTCTAATGCTCTTTCTGCAATTTCCATTTGGATTTTATCTTGCAAGCTATGAACATCAACAGCAACCTTTTTCCTGTTCCTGTATTGATATGTTAAGTGAATGTCATCTTTGAGAACATTGAACTGCCTAATATGTTGTATACGCTTCAAGTATCGCAGTTGTTGTTGCTTACTGTATCTCATCTTCATCAGTGTAGTTCATTTCTTCATCAAGAGCAGCTACCATTTCGGCCACTTTTTCATCCAGGTTCTCAGGGTCATAGCCATACAATATTGTATCGAGACTTTGATTATTCATGAACCTTGCATTGTAATATCTGTTATCTTCATCCATGTGCAATTCGAATTGTTCACCGAATCTGTTAATGAATTCACCGAGAGTCATTGCACCATTTTGCAATAGTTTGATTCCACGTTCGAGTAGATCATCATCTTCATCAAAGTTGGCCGGAAGATATTCCACTTTGTGGTCGGTGGTTGCGAATTCATACTTGATGATTGTATTGTTCAGATAGTTAGCAGACCTTTTCTGAAGTGTGCCTACTGTGGATTTACTGTAGTTTTTGAGTAACATCTGAGTACGATTTGAGGCAATACCTGTTGATTTGCCTTCACCGAGTCTTTCTCTTGGTACTCTATGAATCCTGTATATTCTGTCAGCTACACTTTCAGCCAATTCAAGGAAGCTGCCTTCTTTTTTCTCTTCACCTATCTTATGAACATTAATGTTGACGCCGTTTTCTTCAGATGGAATGACGAGGCATAATGCTGTTCCTGGTTCATTGGTAATGTCTTTGAATTCACGTTCAAGGTCTTCTTCAAAGTCATCCATAGTGTAATCTTCTTTCTCTTCAATGCTTCCTGTGACAGTAATGATGTAGTTAGGTACACCGTTTGCTTTGAAGTGTCCTTGTTGATATTCCACAATTGCATTGTCAGTTAAGATTGCATCTACTTCAGATAAATAGCGAGGTTTACCGTATACTTTGGATTCTTCAGATTTGGTGTTGAACCAGATAATCTCTGTTGCCAAAGTCTCTTCGTCAATGTCAACATCCCATTGCCCGGTTCGGTAATTCAAGTTTCTCTTGTTGTTAGGGTCATACAGTTTGAAGTATACTGTCCTTGCACCTATCTTTTGCACTACTCTTTGTTTATCCCTGCACATTCGGAGGTATAAACTGGATACATGATTGATTCCTTTGAAAAATGGTCCGTCACGTAAGACTTCAAGGCCTGCATAACTGTAGGTTTCCAAGTCTTCAAGGAATGACTCCATTTCTTCATCTGTAATGAAATCATCGAGGAAACTTTCCAATGCTTCAGGTATTTCAGCACCTTCTTTGGAGATGATCTTCTTTCCAGAGTAGATTGCATCTTCACATTTGGTAGTGATACAGATATCATGCAATCCTGAAATCTCTCTGAGTAACTGTAGTTTGAATGGGTTGAAAGGAGGTTCAATTACCTCTGAACCGTAATCCAAATCTTCTTTGGTTAACTCTTTGGATTTGATTTCATATTCATTCAGTATACTTTTGATTACACTGTCTTTCAAGTGTTTACTTGTTACGATTTTAACCATTATCTTTTTCTCCTTTTTCTCAATTGAGTTTTGCGCACCTGTGGATATAATCCCTCATGAAGTAGGGTTGCACTATCCACTCTATCATCGTGAGTTGTTTCATCATCAGTAGCAACCTTATCAGATGGGAATTTGACTGCCTGCTTCTTGAACATCTTCAGCCATTTACCCCTGACAAATAGTATCTTGCCTTTGTTCATTCCTCTTACCATACGGGAGGCCCTGATGATTTTAGATTTCGGAACTGGAATGAATGTTGGATGGTAATCTTCGAATTCCTTTTTCCAATAGTTCTTCACTACTTTTCCTGCTGCTGCAGGTTGCTGTTCAATCCAGTTATCATATTCATAATACCTGTCCATTACTTGCATCATCTTTTGCTCAAGTTTTCCTGGCTTCTTTTGTGTGCTGTCCTGGTCATGAATGCAGCCAACCTTGCCTTTGAATACTGTTGACAAACTCCATGCAGTGTAGTCAGCGGTTGGTTTTTCTGTTGCTGCAACATCCCATGTGATGACTTGCTGCAGGATATCCCATTCAGTAAGTAAATCTTGATATTCATTCTTGCTGATAGTGTTGGCTTCTATCAAATCGTAATCGAAGACGTCACCGGCCTTGACTTCATAATCCCAGTTCCCCATTTGGAATTGATAATCTGCTTTGGACAATTCCTGCAATGTTTCATGGTAATCATCCTTGTCAATATAGGGATTGTCCCAGAAATTCATTTCAAAAAAAGGGTATGGGCCATTTACGAACCTTTCCTTGAGATATTGTGAACCGTCTGCATCTGCAGGGTTACTGATATAGTAGAGTGAGAGAGGAAAATGCATGAGGCCTTTTGTTCCTCTCAAACTCCTATTCAAAAATTGGAGGTTTACTTTGGCAAATTCAGATGCTTCGTCTACAATAATTTTGTGATACGCTCTTGATTTGAACTTCTCTTTGTCCTTTTCAAGGAGCATATAACTGTAATATATCTTCGCATTTTTGTCATGATTGATGAATGCTCTTTTTGATTGGTTATGTTCTACTTCAGGAAACTCATTTAACCATTCGTCAAGGTAGTCAACAATACCTCCTGTAGCAATGACGTTGTCATATGTACTTCGTAGTACTAGGCAGCGATAGTTGGGTACTTGGAAATGTTGCAAGGCCAACACTGCACCTAAGATTGACTTACCACTGTATGCTGAACCACCAATAAGTTTACGTTTACTGGTATCTGCTATGGCATACAATTGTTTACGATATGGATCTACTGGAATGTACTTGTTATGAAAGATTGTTTTCAGTAGAATCTTTTTCTGTTCCTGGGTTAATTCGAGCTGGTCATAATCAATCTTCATAAGTTATCAGTAAAATCTTCAGCATTATCATTAGCAGAGAGAATCAATTCCAAATCCTCTTCAGTCAATTCATGAATGTTCTCTTCACCGATTAATGTTTCCACATTAGCATCAACATTAGCATCAACACTTGTCTCTCTTATCTGAGTACTTCTACCACAAGCTAGACGATAATTCCTGTAGAGTGTATCGAGGACATTCATAAGATTGTTGAACATGTTAATACGGGTTGACAATGCATTATCATTCACATTAGCTATAAGCTGCTGAAGCAATTCATCTGCAAACTTCAAACTTTCTTTGAATACTTTGATGAAATCCTTGTTGGTTTTCTTGAATTCCTTGTCATTCTCTTCCATCTCTTTCAGAACTTGATTGCTATCATACAATGCAGCCCTCTCAAACCATGCCCATTTGCTACTCATTTGTTCGAGTGAATTTTTGGAAATTGGTTTGGTTTTTTCTCCGTTTGCTGAGTTATCTTGAGAATTGATTTTCTCTAAGGTTGCTTCAATGCTTCTTTGTTCTGGGGGCAATTCAAGGAAAACTTTGAATCTGTAGTATGCTTTTGCAGATTCTCCTTTTTGTCTTTCCCATGATTGCTTTTCTTTTGCCATGTTTATCACCTAATGGATGTGTGATAGTAAGAATGCCATTACTGCAACGGCTGATGTGAGAGCTGTGAAGCCAATAGCAATAACCCATTTTAGGACTTTGTTTGTGGTTTCTAATGCTGTGATTCTGTTGTCTTGTTTGTTTACTAATTCCCGTAATGAACCGTCATCAGTGACACTTTTTAAAATGAACTCATTGATTGTGTTGTCTAATGTTTTCATTGTGTCTTTCAATTCTTTCATGTCTTTTTTCAGTTCTTTTATGCTGTCCTCTTTGAACTTCGACTTTGTTTCTAATGCGGTGGTTTTTCTTGCAAGCTCTTGAATTTGTTCTTCATGTTGGACGCAAGGTGTTTCATTAATTGGAGGATTCATTGTCCTCACCTTTTTCATATTCGCTTGCAGGGTCTATGTCTTCAATGATGTTTTCTTCGGGAATTTTATATTTCATAGTCATCCCTTTCTATTGGCGCATCATTGTCAAAAATTTCTTCTTGATGATCTTCTTCTACTTCATCGATATTGTTGAAGAATTTTTTGAAGTATTGCCAGTTGATGTTGTTATGGTATTTGGCATCTATAGTAGCGCCTATAAATCCGAGGATATAACCGAGTAGCTCTGCGAGAGTGTATTGGTCTATTGGTAAATCGATACCTTGCGCTACACTTAGCATGATGATTCTACCTGCAATCAAAAAACAGATATATTTGATGAAAGTAGAACCGTTTCCTATAAAATTAGTACTTTTTTCTTTTGACATGTCAAGTTTCACCTGTTTTTCCATTTTTGTACAAAAAAAAGTGTAGGTTGTGGGATTTGAACCCACATTCGTTTTTCGCCAAACTAAAATTTTGGAGATTAATATACGGAAGTGAAAAATATATTTTTTTTTAACCTACATGATGAAGAATTTATAGGGAGGATGAAAAAATCATTCTGCTGTGAAAAGAGACATACTATAAACCCTTAGAACAAAAACTCATATGTCCCGTTTCATGATTTTATCTTCCTCCCTTTCATAGTTGGTAATATTAGCCGATTTTCCTCTAACTAAAGAGAGATGAAGAGGAATTAAAATTTGAGCGACGTAAAAACTTGAAAATGGTTCTGTATACTTTCCCCAAGCAGGTAGAGAATCCATCATCTCATGACCTATACTACGTGTTCATACCTAATTCGGCAAGATCTAATGAATAACAAAAAACACCCAAGACTTTAATTAATTTTTATTCGATGAGAAAATGTATAAAACTATGATGCACATGTAAATTTAGCAACCAGACAATCCTTCCTTTTACAAAATGTTTTTCAGAATTTTACTACCTCTGAAAGTATTAAACCACAAGCTGCACAAAAGATTTCTCCATGGTGTTCATCATGGAGGATTTCTTTTGACTCTTTACAGAACGGACATTCCCAACCCGTAATGTGCTTGTAGTTTCCCTTTTTGAAATGATTCATCTCCCCTTCATAAAAACATTCATTTTTATTTTACTCAGTTGTTTTGTATAACATCCATTTTCGAGAATTTTAATCCTCTTCAATATATAAGGTGGAAAAATAGGAAAAACAGGACCGTTGGAGTGAAGTATGTATAAGTATGTATCTTTGAAAATAAGCAGAGTATGTATTCATACATACTTTTTTAAAATTTGAAAAAAAATAATCTAAAGACTCCAGAGATATTTATCAAGCAGTTTAGCTTCTTCGGAATCCCAATCAATCATATCAACATCTTTAAAGGAAGGCTTGCAGATAATCTTACGCTCTTTCCTCATGATATCTTCATCAACAGTAACCTCAATCTCCATGAATACGACTACAAATGCTCTTAAAATTCTATTTGGAGTGTTAGGTTCAATCTCTTTCAATGCTTTCACTACATTGTCTATCGCTTGATTAATAACATCTTGCGCCATCATTTCAGGGTCTACTTCCCCAACATAATCCCGCAACGTTATATCTGAAACAACAAGTTCAGATAAAAGTTTGTCATGTTTAGATCTCCAAGTTTTGCCACATCTTGGAGGCGCACCATATGCAATAACACTATCCTTCATTCTCTATCTCCTCCAGTATCTGTTGCATCTCTAATTCTTCGGCTATGCTCCGAGGAATCATTTCATAAATGATAATCTGTTTGACAGATATTGTTGTTTCCATACCATACTTTGAGATGTGTATCCATGTATCCCTGTTAATGTATTGTCCAAATCGAGTTTGTGGTTCGGGCCAATTTTCAGTAGTGGATATGCTAACAATTGACTCTGGATAAATCAAGATACACTCTTTGTCTTCTTCTCCCCTATACCATAATCTTATTGCTTGAGTCTCTTTAAGACATAACCATAGAAGGCGGAGGTCATTTGCTTTAGCTAAGTTCATTTTTTCACTTCCTTTTCACTGTGAGAGGATACCAACTCTTCGCTTTTCCCTTAATATGACAAGGTGTTCTTCCTCAAAGGTTGGCTTCCTTTCTTTTGATAACAGTACTGTTGATGTGCCTAACTGCTGTTTATCTCTGACAATCAAATTGCCGTTTTGAATATCTTTTCTTCTTTTACGTTGGTATTTCGCTTTGGAATCCTGTTGACTTTTGATTTTACATCTGTAACTGCATAAAGTGTTCTTATTGTGTTGTCTGAAATAAGGTTTGCCACAGTATTTACACTTTGAAATATAAAATCGGGTTTGTTCTTCTCCAGGTATTTTTTTGAGTAACATATATTTTTCACTTCCCGCAATTTGAATCCCGTTATTGTGCAGGCATATTCTTTTCCAAGAGAAATTCCATCCGATGTTCCTTAATATACTCTAAGGCAACATTCTTTAATAATTTTACGGATATGTCTATTTTAACCCAGTTCACCTTATAGTAAAACTGTTTTCTCCTTACATCGTAGTCGGTTTCATCAATGAGCAAATCAATATACTGCAAGATTAAACCTTCATTGTATAACGTGTAAGGTATTTCTCTTTTCAAAAAATTACTGATATCTGCCTTGACTTCTTTTCTGACGTCACGTTTACCGTTGAATTTACAATCCTTAAACTTCATTAACTTTCACCTTAAACTCTTCCCACTGCTCACGAGTAAACAAGTAATCATAATCAGGGGTTTCCAATATGATTTTCCCTTTCGCACTTGACCTGTCAACACCTCCCAAAGTACCGTCATGAATCTTGACATTGAAGAGATCTACCCACTTACCCTGATATTTTTTCATTTTCAATCCTCTCCTTCAAATCTTCAATCTGCTTTTCAGTATCCGCAACCCATCGTTTCTGAATCCTTAACCTCATTTCAAGGTTATGCAAATCATACTCCAATGGATTATCATATTCAGGGATATGATGTGCAAGGACAAAAGGTTTAGAAGCCATCTTCCAACAGCTCCCTTTTAATACCCTCTGTCTTAGCATACTCATTCAAGATATTGCATCTGAGAATGCTGCCGTACAATTCAAGTTTACATGGGAAATCCTCATTGTCTAAGTCTAACATTTCACATGTTGCACAATCTGGATGTATCATTTTTGTTTCACCTCAATGTCAACAGTACAGATTTCAAAGTTATTATAAACTTCCACCTTTAATTCGTTGTCTTCTTTCAGGAAGTCAATATACTTCTTGTTCATATTGTAAAGGTCCTGGTCAAATTCCAATCTTACTTTATTGGAGTAACGCATCAATTCACTTATGGCCATCATGCGATGTTCAATATAGTCAGCTTCATCAAACATCTTCCACATCCTCCGGATGCAATTCCATTAAAGGTTCATAGATTAAACCGGTGACTTTCTCCATCCTGATAATAGTTGTTTCCTCAGTATCATCATTATAGATTTTCACATATGTTCTGTTGATTTCCAACCAATTTTTGGGATTGCTGATGTCTAATGTAATGCTGCCCATTTCAAAGACAACCAACAAACGGCCGGAATCATGGAACATGATTTCATGAAGTTCCTGAAACATCACTGGGATTTCAGGGTCAGCAACATAGAATCCCATCTTCGGAACTTCATCTTCACAGGCACATTTCTCCAATCCTTCCAGTGATTCAAAGCTTTCATGGAAAACTTCAGGACTGCAAACAAAAGTTTCCCCATCATCATTAGTGAAGATGTAATCCCCAACTTCAGCTTTCTTTACTCCCATTGGAGTTTCAATTTCAACTTCTTCTTCAGTTCGGTAGGCCTCTACCAGTAAAGGCTTCTTTTGGTATAATCTTTTTTCAGACATTTCTTTAATCACTCCTTGATATCAAGTTTTTCAACTAACTGCTTCAGGACCATACGGCCTAACTCAGTTCTTTCAGTATGTAGTGAATCTAATATTGTACTCTCATACCTGATGACCTTGTCATGTAGATCATTCATTGTACCTTCAACTTCAGAACCTGACATGCTGTTTTCATACAAGTATTCAAAGTATTCCTCTTTTGCTACTTGCTCATAGTCTTCAGGATAATCTTCCTTATAGTATTCTTCAAACCATTCAAGATTCCTTGAGAGTTTTGATGCATCAGCAATGTAGAAAAATTCATCATTCTCCACTCTGATAAACCTATCTGCCATCTCCTATGTCCTCCGGTCTGATGTCCCCATTGAATAGAAACATTTCAAAGGTCATTAAAACGTTCTCTACTATTGCCATTTCTGAAAAGCTCATTTTTTCAGAGAGGTTATGGTATTTGAAGGCAGTCATTTCTACTGCCTTTCTAATGTTCTTTTCAGAATACAGTTTAGTCATTCTTTTCACCTACTACAAAATCAATAATGTCTTTCAATTCATATCCTTTTGATTTACAGAAAGCAATATGCACTTTTAATAAGTGTTTGTTGCTTTCATTTTCTTCGTGGAGATCATTCAATACTGGACATACCTCCTCGACAATGTCATAATACTTCATTTCTTCCATATCGATGAGGCTTCCTGCATCATCAACCATAAATCGTTTTTCAGTCATCGTTCAACTCCTTTTTTGCTTTTCTCCATTTTAAATCCCACATTGCCTCTAAATACTTACCAAAAGACCAACCAATCTTTGATAATGCAATAATAGTTGGAATTGCACAAGTACAATATACAATGCTCATTAAATCAATTGCGATAATCATCGTAAATCAATCCCTAATTCCTCTGCAATCTGTTTTAATTCACTTAAATGACTTGTTCTAACTAAATCCGGTAGATATTCATTATTTTTGATATTATCATAATGTTTTTGCAGTACATTTTCAACTTTACTTAATTCCATTTCCTGCTTGTCAATGATATGTTTCTGTGTTGTGATTGTTTCGTGTTGCTCATTCAATACTGGGCATACTTCCTCCACAATATCATAATACTTCATTTCTTCCATATCGATGAGGCTTCCTGCATCATCAACCATAAATCGTTTTTCAGTCATTCTAAATCAACTCCTAATTCCTCTGCAATTTGCTCTAATAATGCTAATTGAGTATTCATAAGTTCTCTGCCAATAGTTTTGCCTTGTCTTTGATGGATTGGAGTTACATATCGTTTGGATATGTCATCGTAATGTTTTTGTAGGGTCTCCTTGACTTCTTCTTCAGTTAGTATCTTCTTTTTATTTCTATACTCAAAAAATCTATATTCCAAGTGACTAATTCTCTTTTCAAGTTGGTTGATTGTTTCATCCTGCTGATTCAAACGAATGGCAGTCTTCTCATTGTTCAAATAAACGTTCTCTTTGTGGTCAATTATCCCTACAAAGTTTACTTCTTTCCCATGTGCTAATTTTTGAACATATCTTTTTTTGTTTCTACTATTAGTAGAATCGTTATCAACCCCCATCCCTTCGAAATAAGGACAATCTGTTTCAGCAAGGTATCTTTCATATTCAATATGACCCTCTCCACACCAGAAATCAAATCCTACTCCTCTTGAATGTTTACAGTTGACGCATAATCTTTTAGTCATACAGTGTTCTCCCCATCAGTAATATCCAATCCAAATCATTATGTTTACTACACCAGATATCATTTAAATCTTGTATGTGGTCACATTTACCAAAATTGACACTAATGTGAACATCTTTATCTCCATATCCGGCATCAATTAACTCCAGCAATCTTTCAGATAGTTCTTCTACAGTCATAGCTTTTTTGCTCATTCAAACCACTCCAAATAGTTCATCAAAATGTTTTAATCGAAGTTTCCTGTCTTGCTGATTCAACAATTCAATCACTTCTTCATAGGTTATCTTTCTGTTTTCCAGATGATCATAAACAAAGTTGTCATCATCTGATAGGTCAGTTATTTCAGTGTATCTTTCAGTCATCGTTTACCTCCTTGTATATTAATAATTCACAACCAGGGTCCTTTCCATATTTTGCCCTATACTGCTCTAAAATTTGATAAATATGTTTCTCCCATTTTCTATTATCATACCAACCTTTCACTATTGCATAAACAATTGTGCAGATTAATAAGACACTGAACGCATAAAGCATATCAAATGCAGAGTAGGTCATCATACCAGTCATTCATATCATCCTCCTGTAACGTTCCTGACGTTTCTCAAATTCTTTCATGTTCCGCCAATACTCATAACAATATTCTATAATCGCTCCAAGTATTGCACCAAAAATAAAACAGACAACAAACCCTAACATTTTAACGATACCTCACTGAACTGTTAGGATGGCCTGTTCGGCGGAGTATCCCTAACTCCTTAGCTATACGGTCGACATGTGTTTGATGCCATCCGTCCTCTTTCAAGGCCTCACGCATTCTGATTGCATCTTCAAGAGAGTCATATGTGCCGAACATCCTTGTTCGACCTTTGATATATTTTCTGACGCAAAAAGTATTGTTCCGCTGCATGATGAATTCCTCATCACATTTGATGTAATGTATGGAGCGTTTGATTTGTCCATGTTTGCGTTTACGTCTTTTCTTTTTGGATTGTCTTTTTGGTGATGCTCCTGGAGATGTGCCGTAGGGTTGTTTGTACTGCAGGATGTTGAATGCTGCGAGTAGTGATAGCCCGTTTTTTTGTAGTGCGTCTTCTAGTGGCATGCCTGTCCAGAGGTCATCTCTGAATTGTAATGCTCTTAAAGAATTATTATTGGTAGCCATTCGTTCCACCCTGTGACAAATATTTTTGGTTTCATTTTCGGTCTTGGTAAGTCAATGTTTTGTTCATACATTTTCCTTGCAACATTGATGTAGTATTTTGAATCAATTTTTTCTGATGTCATTTTAATCAGACCTTTTCCACAATATACGCATATATGAATATTAGGATTAACAGTAACCCTAATATGCCATATATGAAGTTGAAGAAATAGTTCATTTTTTACTCCTTTCTTTCCACATGAAACAGTACCCTATTATCAAGTCATCACGTAACACGCAGACCTGCTTTCGATAGCAGTGTTCACAGTTGAAACATGATTTACCTGCCATACTTCCTCCTTTGAACAATCTCCCTGCGATGTTCCAGTAAGGTTACGATTTCACCGTAAGTTTCAAAAACTTCAGTGTAATCTGCATCATCACCTAACATTTCAAGTTCGTTGATGGCAGTTGTCATTCTCATATGATAATTCTTCAAATCACTAACACCCCTCATTGACAAGCCTCCCTGATACGTTCGATTTGCTTTTCAGCATCTTCCTTGTTAATCCAATCAATATTGATTTTGAATCTTTCACCAACAGGAAAGTGTAAAGTTTCCTTGTCATACAAGTATCCTGTAACATACCAAGGCCCGCAAAGGTAACCGTCTTTCAACTTTTTACCTTGAACACCTAAACCAATGCCGTTAGCTTTGAGGTCTTGAGTTTGTAGCCATGATATGCATTCATACTCTCCATCAAATACTTTCATGTGTTATCCTCCTCTCCTGTGTACACATAATCCTGAGGATTCCTATTTTTAACACGTGTATTATTTTGAAAAACAATTAACCCTTCCGGTGCGTCATTGGACATTTTACAGATATATTCAATAAGCGGATTCAACCTTTTTGAGAAATATTCTTTCTCAAATAAAATTAGCTGCTGTTCGGTTAATTCAGGATGAATATAGTAACAATGAGGCGAATAATACATGATTTCTATAATCTCAGATATTGTTTTTCCTTGTTTTAAATCTGAAGCAACATCTAAAATCTCATATGCAACAAGCCATATGTGAGGATTTAAAGTGTCTTTTTCTACAATACAATCATAATCCATCCCTGGTTTATATATTAATTGGGAAGCATTAGGCATCCCATCAAAAAATTCTTGTTTGATTTGAATGCTTTCACCGGATTGAGGAGATATTGTTTTTTTACCATCTTTGATTCTCATTGCTTCTGCGTGAACATATCTTTTAGCTTGAAATTTATCTGAGAATCTTCCAAGTCTATTAGTTTGTATGATTTTATCATCATACATTAATTGGATTTTACCTATTGATTGTTTGTTATTGTGGGGATCTTCTTCAGATAAAATGTTAATAGATTGATGTTCATTGAGGGTTACTCTTTTTGAAAAAGAGGTTATATCTGATACTGATAATCCTTCATTATTAATCCATTCATTTAAGGTGGTTTCTTCGGAATCCCATTGGTTGATTCTTGTAGATGACCCGATTTCATTACCTTTTGATTTTGAATGGAGGAAATATCTTTTGTTTGGTTTTTGGCCATCATATTGGCTGCATTTTGTAACTAGTTTCATACTATCCCTTTTTTTGTATTGTGAGTTGTACTTTGTACTCCCAGAGTTGGATTTCATCATTGATGATGTCGATGTCTCTTTTGATAGCGTTGACGTTTTCTTTGGCGATGTTCATTTCCATTTTTTCATCCATCAATTGGTTTTCTATCCAGGCATCTTTCATTGCTACTGTTGGTCTTGATTCGTCAAGGACTTCTTTGAAGTTTGTTGTTAGTAACAATTCGTTTGCTTTTTGTTGGTAGCTCATTTTTAAACTGATGTAGTCATTGGCTGCGAAGTTTAATTGAGCGTTTCTAATCTTTTTTTCGTTGATGCATTCTTCTAGTTTGTCTGTTGGGTATTCCACTATTATTTCTGACATTTTTTCACTCCATTAATATAACATTGTTATATGAAATCACTGATTTTAAAAATTCTAAAAAAATAAAAAAAATAAAAAAAATATCTCTCTTGAAAAAGTATGTATCAATACATAAGTATGTATGAATACATACTCGACTCACACTATATCCGCAGATAAGATTTTCACTTGAAACAGTACTAGGCAAACTTAACATAAACAACTCCTGACTGGTCCATCATAGAAACAATCTCGGTCATATCAACATCATTCCGCTTGCATTCTTTCTCAAGCTTGTTCAAACCAACAACACCGTTGCGCTGATAAACCTCAGTAACCCATTTGATAACAGATTCCCTGTTAGTGTTCTTGGTTTCCACTTTCAATTCCTCTTTCTCAAGTTCACATAACCTTTTAGTGATAGATTTCTCTTCCAGCTTCAGGTTATGCAGCCTTTCGACAAGCTCACTTTTCTCATCTGAACCGTACAAATCCATTGACAACAACTCATTGATACGGCCAGAAACATTAGGATACTTGCTTTTCGCTGCTTCATATAGGTTGCAGTCTATAGTGATTGTGATTTTCTGTTTAGTTACGGTCATCTAGTACCTCTCTACAAAGCTTGATGTGCTTGCATTCCTTTTTCCTGAAGTAAAACGAAGGACAATTACAGAAAGCTTCGTCAGTGTCTTTCCAAATGTGGACAAGGTAGTCATCGGTTTCCCCTTCTACATTGAAGAAGATTCCCTGTTCATCTTCAAAGTCAATAGAGGAGTTCATGATAACTCCTCTGGACAATGTTTGCTGATATAATCAAGCAAAGCACGTTTGTTGTCTTCAGGCAATCCAACTTCTTTAGCAAGTTTCACTGCTTTTAGTTTCATTGAATGTTTGGTGACTTTTAGGCCTTCATCCTGCAGCATTTCCATAATCATTATGGCCTGACTTTTGACTGGTGGAACTGGATCATCAGCAGGATTCGGTTCACCGATTTCACCTGCAGTTTTGAATTCAGTTTGAGGTTCAGATTTTTTAGGCTGCACTTCAGGTTCAGGGATTTTTTCAACTTTTGGTTGATAAATTTCCTCTGGTTCTTGTTCCATTGGTGCAGGTTCAACAGTCCTCATTTTCTTCAATTCATAAGTGTAGTTTCCTTTTTCATCAACCAAACAAAGATATTTCTCATTGACAAGTGAATTGACTTTGATAACTTGTTTTGGAGATTGGAAATCTTCAGTGAAGATAACTTCCATGTCTATTTGTCCAATGAATATAAGGTGCTTTTTGCTGTCAAGCAAGGCCCTTAATATTTTCTGGAATCTTGTTGCCCTGTCACCATATTTGGCAATGCCTCCTTTGTCAGAAACTAATAATTCTAAAAGGGAGGTTACACCGTCAATGATGATTGTGTCAAATTCACTGTCTTTGATTTCTTCAACTGTTGTTTTGACATTGCTGAATGTGGCCTTGTCTGTTCTCATGTTGATGTCAAGTACTCTTCCTTGAGAGAAAAGAAAGGTCCTGTTGGTGTCATCAACGTCAATGACAACAGGGTTGAGATTGTGTTGTTTGCAGTAGTTTGCAGCGAAAGTGGATTTACCGCTTCCGTCCATTCCATATACCATGACTTTTTTGAGGTCGGTTTCCTGAGGGTTTTTGAATTTTAGCATTTATATCACATCCATCATGTGGTTGTATACTGTACCAGATTCAACAGCAGATACTCCAGTTACAGCGAAACATAACCATACAAAGAGTATTAAAAGGATGATTATGCAGAGAGGTAAGAAGATGTAGGCATGGGATAATATCCATGCTTCCATGTTCTTTTCTTCTTTTTTGTGTAATCTTGCAGGATTACTCATTTTACAACCTCCAGTTTCAGGAAGTCAACGCATAAATCGATAGGGTCATGGCCTTCAACGATTACTGTTGCAAGGTATTTTTTGCCTAATGGGTGTTGGTGCAGGATACAATTGTAACCTAACTTTTCCATGTTGGCAATGAATTTCTTTGCCTGACGTTTGTAGATTTCAACGCCTCTGACAAATTCTCCGTTCATGTAAACAGTGTCAATGTTGCATTGGTAGTATCCTTTGTCGGTGATTAATTTGCTTACGATGTAGCTTTCGCCACATTCATTTAAGCAGTATCCGACAGTACCACATTCAAAGTCACAGTCTATGCATGAAGTTAGATCTACTTCATCAAACATGCTAGGGTATACTTCAGTTGCTGAGTACATACTCATACTGATACCTCCTTGAGTTGAGCTAATTCTTCTTTGAGAATTATGTTCTCATTGCGGAGATTCCTAGCATTTAAAACTAGATTCTCAATTTGTTCTTCGCTTAAGCTTAGGCCTAAGCTGCTAATATATACATTTCTCATTTTTTACATCTCGGTAGTTTTTTGAAAAGTCATTCTTGGAATGGCCGTTCCATGAATTTCTTTTCCTGTTTAATATGTATGATTATTTTTATATATAAACTTTTGTATATACTAAACTTTATATTATAGTATAACTAAATATGCTATTATAAATATCATC